TTGTGCTCCGGTCGTCCATAGTTGGGTTCTCACCGTCCAATCCCCGCTGCGCCAGCGGTTGGGTTAATACTATTTTTTAGGTGTAGCTTGGTTTTCGCTACATTGGCATTTGTTTATAAAAAGCTAAGTGATACTTTGTAGATAAATACCGTTCTCTTTTTTTCTACAAAAATACGCAATCTAAGCTTCGATATATGCCACTTATCGAAAAACAAGCTACATACCTTAAAATAAATATGCTACTTTTTCGATAACCACAGTATGAGTAATGAAAAAGCTATTTATTTTTGTTCAAAATAATAAAATCATTGACGAACAATGGCACAAAAAGAAGAAGTTTTATCTAAAGTTAATCAGATTTGCGAAGAACGTAATTTTGATTTGAGTGAAACATTCAGAGATAAGTTCTCTGAGAAATTTGCAGAAGCTTACAAGGATGCTCCGATTGAAGATGCTGGCTTAGTAGCCGCATTGAATATTTCAGTTGAAAGTAGCGGACATGCAAGAAAGAACGCATTCTCAGAAGCGACTAAGGGATTTGAAGCTAAGGAAGCTGAATATAAATCTCAGATTGAAGAATGGAAGAAAAAGGCTGAAAAAGGTAATGATGGTGGAGAAGGCAATCAAGAGCCTCCGAAATTTGAGTTGCCTGCCGAGTACAAAGAGAAACTTGATAGGCTGGAAAAGTTTGAATTGCAAGAGAAAACGAAGTCTGTTCGCAATCAGATATACGATACAGCCAAGTCTAAGGTGAGGGAAGATTTACATGAATCTTTTCGTAACTATCTTGGTAAGCAGAATATCGCAATTGATGCTGATGTTAATGCCGAGGCAGAAAGACTGCTGAAAGATTATCAAGATATATTCAGAAGCTCTATTGGTGATATTACACCATTATCTCCGGACGGAAAGAAAACAACAATGGAAGACTACCTTGCTGCCATAAAACCCGTCAAACTTTAAATGGCACTTATATACAAAGTGACACTTAGTATATAACCTAATGCCAATGTAGCGAAAACCAAGCTACGCAGAGTGATTTAAAATAGTATTAACCCAACCGATGGCGCATCGGGGATTGGACGGTGAGAACCCAACTATGGACGACCGGAGTACAAGCTCCCTAAGAAGTAGTGGCTCGATGAAACGTCAAATTATTCAAGTGTAAGCTTGGATATAAACGCCCTTTAAATATTAAAAAAAATGGCACAATTTAATTTAGAAACCTTTTTTGCTTCCGCTAAACAATTTAGAGGTGGCAAGTTCGTATGGTGGAAGGACGCCAATCACGAGGAACGTTCCAATGTTCTCTATGGCTCTACCATTGCAAACCCGTATAAGGGTTTTGGCTATGCTTTTGCGGCTGACTTGTACGAATACAGATTGTGGAAACCGGGTTTCCTTCTGAAAACGTTTAAGGTGGCAAAGGCTACTACTGCTGCTGGCACAGACACTACTCTGTATGTAGATGGTTCTGGCTATTCTCACATTCCCGAAGTAGGCAATGTACTTATGAAAGCTCCCGATACAGTTGAAACTGCGGGACAGTCTGGTAAGGTTACATCTGTTGAGTTCGATGAAGAGAACAAGTGGTTTACTCTTACTGTTGACACTGCAATCGGTGCTCTGACTACTGATGATATTTTGGTTGAAGCTGCTGATAGCAAAGGTGATGTTGCAACTGCTGCTGCTACCGACGCTACTGTGTTGGTTAAAAACCCGAATACCTTCATCGAAGTAGATACACAGTTTGCTCCGACTGATGGTCGCTGGGGAGTTACTAATGTTCAGCACAACATCAACACTGTTTATGGAAAGCGTGCATTTGTTGACCGTATGCAACCGCTTCCGAAGTATGTATTGGCTAAGAACCGCAACTACATCGAAGGTGTATTTGAAATCTAAAGGAAAGGAGTAGAATTATGGCAAACGCATATAAATATCAATTTAATCCCGACGAGTTAGTAAACCAACTCTATCAAAGAGGATTGGTAAACTCTGACGGTACGAGTGCATTTATTCAGACGCTCGTTGACGAGAAAATCGTCATGGATGCAACCCAGTTCTTTTGGCAGGAACACTTCACTGTTGATGGTGGTAAGTACCCTATTGACATGAGCCGCCCGAAGCTTGACCCTGCTTATACTATCTATAATGTTACTCGCCGCCCCGTTCCGATGGCTGATGCAATGACACCGTTGAGTGAAGTTGCTCAGATGGATAACGAAGGCTGGGAACAGAGAACTGGTACTATCCCTCAGTTCGGTAAAGGCTTGTTTGAAACTTCTCTTTCAAAAGAGGAATTGAAAGCACGCTTGAATGAACTTGGTGAAGCTAATGCTACTTTGTTGGAAGGTTATGTACGTGGTGTTGCTGACTTGATTAAGACACACAACTACCGTCTTTCTAACATTGCCGCACAAGCTTTGTCTAAGGGAGGTCAGTACAGCAATGCTGATTCTCGTGGTATGTCCGGTGTCGTACATGAGTTCCCGAAGTATGTGCCTACTGAAAACTTTGTTAAGGCTGGTAAGGAAGTATGGACGAACGCAGAAGCTAACATTCCGGAACAAATGGCAAAGATTGAGAAAGATTTCCGTGACCGTACTGGATTTACTGGTACAATGGAATGGGATTTGCCGTATGACATGGTTATCACTCACTTGTTGAACAACAAATACTTCAAGGAAGAAGTTAACCGTTGGATTCGCTTGTATGCGCCCGATAAAGTTATTGTTGTTACTAATGGTGCTTCCGGCATTGATACTAACATCATTTCTTGGGAGCAGCTTATTCAGTATTCTCGTTCTTCTGTATCTAAGATTTCTCCTATCCGCATTGTGAAAGAGGAACAAGTGGTACAAGGCATCAAAACGATTAAGACTGTACAAGGATGGAAGGCTGGCGTAGCAGTTCTGCGTCCTATTGGCTTTGCTGGTCGTGTTGTTCACTCTGATGTTGCCGATGTTATCTTGTTGCAGCGTGAAGCAAACAAGACGATTGACTATTCAATCGCTTCTGCACAGAATGACTTGGTTTATATTATTAACAAGGTAGTTCCTAACGGTATCTACAAGGCATATCATACTGATGCTATCGGTCGTTATATGCCAGTGTTGACCGAGTTTATGGAACACATTGTTGTTGATACTTTGACTGCTGATTCTTAAACTTGGAGGGTTATATATGACTATACTTGAATGGCTTTCTTCATCTTGTCGGTATTCGTTTGAGGAGAATACATTTATGAGAATTGCTCTTGACCGCGGCATCACAGATGTAAACGAGGATGCTATGACGTTGACCCAAGAACAAAAGGATTTAATGACTGCCGATATAATATTTACCGCAGTGTTGTTAAGCCCTTCAAGTACAGCATCTCAATCTGCCTCTCATAATAACTTCCAGCGTACAGTTGGGTCAGAGACGGACATCTATCAGAGTAATAAAATAAGTTATGCTTTGGGCATATATAAGAGATACAATGACCCTAATTACGAGGTTCTTATCTCTGCTCGTCCAAAGATTAAACTCTTGAAAATTATAGATGTGATATGATTTCATTCAGTGACATAGAAGAATTTCCTTTTTCGGGACGTATATACAGAATCATCGAAAGTTCTATGGGCGACGATGAAGAAGATACCGTCTACGAAGGAGTAATGGACGTGAATCTTTCTGTTGCTGAATCCGGTTCGACCGCTCAAACAAGCGACTACGTTGTTTCTATTCCTTTGATAAAAGGAGAGGACGGGAAGTATATTAATCCAGTACGTAATGAAGACTGGATAGAATGTGATGTTATGGGAGAGCAAATTAAGATGCAAGTTGATAACAGCATACCTTCGATGTTAGGTGCTATAACTATATATGCAAATAGAAAAGGTGGATGGCGATAAAAGTAAAAGTTGATTTGAGTGGTTTGAAAAGGGTTCGGCAAGAACTGTTTGACAGACTTGCTGGCGAGCAAACCCAGCGACTAATAGCCTATGCACCCGAATTGTTGAAGAAAGCATATTCTGAAAGCGGATTTACCGACCAGACTTACAACTTGGCTGATAGTTATATTTGGGCTGTGTTCTATCAAGGCGATTTGAAGGGGAGCGGCTACTTGTATCCGTATCAGATGGCAACTAAAAACTCAAAGTATCATGGCAAGCTGATAGATGGAAGAAAGCTTGCTGACGAGTTCTTGGCAAACTATACTCCTGCCACTTATATAGGATGGGATTTGGTGCTGGCAGCAACAGTGCCTTATGCTCCTATATTGGAAGGAGGAAATACTGGAAATCCAAGACGAAGGTTTGAGGTGTTATCAACCATATATGACGATATTAAGGAAGATTTTGCAGGGAAGGCAACTGTTAAAACAATAGGGATATGAGCGTTCCGTTTCAAGAAAAAGTAATTGGTGAAAGATTATATCAAGTAATCAATAGAGGTGTAGTGGGGACACCATCAAGAATATATGAATATCCTTGTAAACAAATCCCATGAGCGTGATTGATGCAAGGCGAATGCCGATATACCAATATGTTTATTCTCTCTTCATAGATAAGGTTACAAAGTACATCTATCCGATGGAAATGCCTACCAAGTTGGAGGAGGAGATAAATGCTGGCGGTTTCATGGTTATCCGTCTGGGAGAAATTAAGGATAAGAGCCAGTTCAACTTGAATGCTCTTGCGAGCGTTCGCGTGACAGTTGAGATGTATATTCCTCCCAAGACAAGAGGTCGGCTTGATACCACCTTGCTGGAAAAGTATGAAACAAGTATATCCGACATTGTAAATGCAGAAGTTGAGAAAGCCGGAGAAAAATACGACATCTCAACTGACGGTATATTGTCAACTGATGATATATATAATGAGAGCGACAATCTGTTCTTCATGTATATTAAATCATTTATGGTACTAATAAAGTAAAAATTAACCCAACCGATGGCGCAGCGGGGATTGGACGGTGAGAACCCAACTATGGACGACCGGAGCACAA